TTAATTTTGCTTTCCGAATAATTCTAAAGCCAAATCATGATCTATTACAATAGTTCTCCCTCTTTGTTTTATTGCCTCATCTAGTATTCCCGATGATTTTATTTTTGAAGCATGTCGCTTTGTGCAGTGTAATAAATCGGCCAATCCCTGTAAACCATATACATATCTTTTTTCTTCTATCTGTTTGATTTTTGAGATAAGGCTGGTTATTAGTTCTTTTAAATCTCTTACTGTTAAGTCAATTAGGCGAGTGTCGTCTGAAAATCTTCTTTCTATTCCTATCATAGTATTATTTATTAAGTTATAAATCAATCTCCAACAATTGCTTTTTCAGCTCTTTTCTGATTATTTCCTATTTAAAATGGCATCAATATCAGATTGTCTATAAAGCCTTTTTCCTCCAACTTCTATTACACGTAAATATCCATTTTTATTCCACTGATATAATGTGCTACGGTTGACATGCAATAGTTTTGCGGTTTCATTGGGAGTAAGGTATTCTTTGGGTTGCTTTGTTTCTAAAATCAAACGTTCTATATCATCTTTTGACTGTTGGAGAAGATAATCTGCAAATTCTTTTAGCTCCTTGATCGTAATCGTTATGGAAATATTTAAATCGCTTTCCAATAAATCTTGTAATTTCATAATTTGTTGATTTTATATTAAATTGCTTTTGGCTATTTTATCTACATCTGTATTTTTTGAAGACACTTTAGAATGTTTCCACTCTCAACAGCTTCCATAATTTCATACAGTTTGTAGTATATATGTCCTCTAGGTTCGGAAATTTCGTCACCTTCTTCGTTTACCATTGTTTCAATACCAAATTGATAAGGGAATACTAGTTTCCGTTTCTCTAAATTTTTGATAACTCTACGACCAAAACGTCTTTCTGCATCAGACCTGCAGATAAGAATCTTTTTGTTTTTGAGGTTTGCATTCCTTTCATTCCTGTATGCTTCAATACCTAATTTAATACCAATCTCAATGGCTTGCTTAATAATCGGATCTATTTCCATGTTTTTTTCTTTTTGTTAAGTGACAAATGAGCGAAATAACAGGGAATATTTATGCTTAGGAATAATTGGAATGTAGTTAATCCAGGAAAGAAGTAAAACCTAAACTAATTGTAATTAGAGACTTGATAATATAAATTTAGAAGCATAAATAATACTAGCTGTCTATTATTATAATCTTGGTAGCATAGGTTCATCAATAGGTCTTTTATCTAAAATGCATACCGGGCAAATTCTAAGAGAATTGAATTTTTTATCAAGTGCCTCCATAATATTACTTTCTGTGAGTTTCCTTGTATGAGTACCGTGTGATGTATATGTACAGAATAGGTTACCGAATAGTCTAATCTCAATAGGGGCTGCTGAATGGGGGTATTGATAGTCACCGTTATTGCCGAAATACGCAATAATAATTTTGCCATCAATTAACGCTTGGCAAGCATCTTTCTTGTTTATCATGAGATAAAGTTTTTTGAATTTGTTTTTAGTGGATGGAAAAAATTATAAGCCAAATCTTTTTAATTGTTTAGGAGTAACCAATGGGGATGATTTCAAAGCTCCAATAATGAGTTCTAAATCTTCATTTGTTAATTTCCCACATCTTCCTTCTCCTTCATATCTGTCTATAAAGTTATCGGCTGTAATTTCTTTGAGTTCAGCACAGCAGACAAAACTATTCTTCTTTAGGAATGGATAGTCGCTGACATTTATTGGATAGTGCAGATCCTGTAGTTCTTTCGAAATATTGGTATTGATATTACTATTAATAACAACAAAACCGATAAGAGCATTATTTGCTGTTTTTCCTACGATAATGAAATATTTGTCACGGTCGTTGTCGCCTTTATTTTTAGGAATTATTCCTTCTTTTGGGGTTAATCTCATTTTAAAGACATCTCCCTTATTTATATTAGGTAAAACAAGTTGCGATTTTTCTTTATTGGATAAAATATCAGCAATAGATGCTCCCATGTCTTAAAAAGCAAGTTTGTTAATCTCTTCGTTTTCTTTGATATATTCTATCATGCTTTCATTTGCTCCACCTGCTTTTGCCATTAGAATTGCATCCATAGGATGTGCTTTTTGTTTTTCCCATGCATTTCTCCATGCTTCATCGTGAGATTTTGTAGACAGAGTATCTATATCAACATTTTTATTTTCTTTTATAGAAGCGTCAAGGCAGTCAATATCTGATTGCGATAATTCTTCCATATTTGGTAATTCTTTTGCACTCAGTATAAAATAATATGCGGAATCTGGAGATTCAATGGAATTTGAAATAATTGATAACGGTGAATTATTAACGGCAGTAGCTTGTTTGGTCGCTACCTTTATCGCATCAAATAAAACAGAGGGGACAGGTCCTTTAGGTAGTGCACAGAAAGTATCTTGAATGATTCTTCTGCCATATTTAGCATAATGAGCTCTGTCCGCAAAATATAGTATTTTGAATAAATGAAAATAGTCTATTTCGTCACATTTGTTTATGACGTATAGTACCACAGCTTTTAATTTAAGCATTTCATCTATCGTTAATTCCTTTATTTTCATTCCTTTGCTCTTTTTTTCTGATGCAAATATAGCATGTTTTTATTGTTTTCTTTATCTCATTTTATCTTATTTCGCTTTTTTATAGTCGTTTTTTACTCGAAATATGCCGTAAAACATAAAAGTAATAGTACTATAATGTGGGATTTTCTCACGTTGTCCTATGTCGTTTTACTTGAATAACGCTTGTTTAACGCTCGTTTTCGTGTTTTGTTTGTGTATAAGCGTTTTTCTTTTATTGGGCGGACATACTATCATCCAAAAAGAGAAAGCCCTAAAACCGCAATCCCTGAAAGGAATACGAGCAAATAAGAAATGCTGCCTCATCTCACGACGAAACAGCATAAGCGCACAAACACAAAACAAAAATATTAATGAATGAATCAAAAATAGCTTGCAACCAACTTAAAAGGATAGTCCATGATTCCAACTACAAAGATATAAATTTCTATCAAAACGGATCCGGCTCTTCTATCAATTCCACAAGCCTTGGGAAAGTATCGCTATACCAAACAGATAGTAACGTGTCCGGATAATCAATGCGTGTACTATTCACTCCGTACTTTAATCCTTTTAAGGATATTGCTTTATATGGTTCCCCGTTTTTGTAGCGAATCTCCATGAAGCCTTTTTCTATCAACAACTGGTTGAATTGTGCTGCCGTGTACTTTTTCCCCGTGTATCTTTAACAGGTCCGTCAAAGTGTATGCTTTGCGTACTATCTTACATTTATCTTTCTCTTTTGCAGGGGATGGGGTAAGCTTCTCAATGCATGGGCGTTTTTCTGCCGGTGTGTTCTCTGTAGAAATGGGTATATCAACCATTGGCAAACCTTTTTCTTCCGCTATCTTCTTCATTAGTTCCAGTGTTAAGGCTTTATCCGCTCCGCCTAACCTTTGCAAAGCACCTACCCACTCGATAAGCTCATGTACTGTATGACCTGCTCCGTAATCTGTCGGATCAGGCAGGGTATTACATTCCTTTGCCCTATCTTCTTTCTCTAGTTCATCCCAACGAAGAATTAACTTTGCACGGGCTTCGTCGTTGAACTTGGTAGCGATGTACATACATTCCCGGTAATCTAGTAGATACATAGGTTTCTTCCTATTCCATTGGTCAGTGTAAGAGGTAAAACCAAAATTGGTTCCACCTATTTTCACCCATGCCGGTTCCATTGCTCGAATAGACCGCAATACATGATGGTGTAGTTTTCCGGTCATTTCCGCAATCTCCACGGATGACATAGTTCTTTTGTGCGCACTCGGCTCATTTTTGAGTTCAGTGCTTGCATTAATGATTCTTGTTTTCATAATCGATTATCATTAAGAAGTTATTGTTTTATATTCAGCTGAGACCAAAATTGGACCCGGCTAATTTTCTCTTATTCCTTTCGCATTGAGCACCGGACATACACAGCCGACACCATGACGTTTTTAAATGATAGCTTTTGCCGTTTCGTACTACTGTCCGGTTATAGAAGCGGTGAAGGGGAAGAACCTTGCCGCAATGTGTGCATCTCTCCCGTTCTACTCCGTCCACTATAACCCGGTTTTTGGGCTTCCGTTTAACCAGCCGACACGAAAGGCACTCATGTGCGCCATATCTTCGGCAATAAGCTATAGACCGTTCACCGCATTTGGCGAAGTGGATGCAATCGGGCCGTGGTGATGTTTGATGTATATTCATAATCGGATTCTTTTAAATGTAAACCCGGCAACCGTATTGTTACCGGGGTGGCTTTGTCGATTGGCGTCAACTAATGTGCCGGACCGAAGCCCCTGACAAAATCTATTATAGTGCTTTGATTTCGGTTTCGTCTTTTAATCCGAAGTATTCATTATCATCTTTTAGCCCTGTAAGCCCAAACGGAGTTTTGCGTTCATGCCAACATTTTTCAGTCAAATCATTAACTAGGCTGATAATATGTATAAGTGTCTCGATTGTACACTTATTATCATCAAACACATAATTATCTGCGTTGAGAATATCCTTAATCAAGTTCAGCAACCCAGATGACAAGCCGAACATACCGGCATGGTCTAAAATCTCTTTACCGAACTTTGCAAGTTCGCAAACTTGGTCTGCATTCAGACCTTCAAACTTTTCTCTAATTTCTGAAAATTCCATAATGTTTTTATTTATTGATGTGAGTTGTAAACCATTTCATTTAGTACGGTGTAACCGTCTTTGCCTAGATTAACATTATAACTAGTGCCGGATTCTATACTAGCTAAGCTATCAATAACGCAAGTTTGGCAGTACATAATGTTAACCGTTACTTTATCGTTGTTCTGTAGAAGCTTCAGCAGCCTTTCGATAAACTGCTCTCCTTGCTCTGTCCGCTCCTTGCTGGCGGGTTCTATTATCATTCCCATAGTTGTATTTTATATTGATGGTTTCCCATTGTTATCGTTAAACATTTCATCCCATACGCAGAAAGCAAGAAGGATGATACAAATAATTAGTGTAGCGTTCATAATTGATTAAACATCAAAGAAGTGTTCTCCGGGCTTCTTGAAAAACCGGTAGCCTAGATACAGGCACCCAAATAGTATTATTATCTCCATGTTATTGTATTTATTATTGTACCGTTTTATATTTCGTTTATGGCGCAAATGTAATATATTACGGTACATGTAGCCAAATAAAAAAGATATATTTAACACTACTTTAACGGATAATTGTACCGTAATAACATTACATTTAATAATAATGTTTATATTTGCATCGTAAACTAAAACATTACGATTATGAATTTAAGAATTAAAGATGTTATCAAAGAAAAGGGCATGACTATAACAGAGCTTGCCGATAAGATGGGTATTAACAGGGTTAATCTTTCAAATATGGTTAACGGAAACCCAACTGTGGAAACTCTCAATAAGATAGCGGATGCCTTATGTGTACCTGTTACCGAACTTTTCGAGCAGCCAAAGAAAGATAGTGTTTCCATCACCTGCCCCAACTGTGGAAAGAACATCAATATCAAGGTAGAATAACAGCCTACCGGATTGATTCTAGTAGGGAGTGATGCCATGCGTATTACTCCTTTTTTCATTGTTTCCATCTCATTATAGTTCAATGGTTGTAACCTGTTGGTATATCGTGGAGGCTCTTATTATTTCTAATGGTGTGCCGGTCACTTCTATTGCTGTGTACTCTTCGTATTCGAATACCTTATGCTTTATCTCTTCTATCTTTAGCATGGTGGTAATATCCTCTACCTGCTTGCTCTCGTGGAGCTTGTAAACCTTTGTTTCTATCATAGTGTATATTTTATGATGGGGTAGCGTTTTACGACCCCATCCGATTAATAATCAATCACCACAATACAACCCACATCCGTAGCCCATTGCACGACTAATACGGTCCTGGTACTCATTATAAGAGATACCCTCTTTGCGTGCTGCTATCTCGGCTTTCATGCGTTCCGCTTTGGCTTCCGCTTCTCTTCTGATCCGGTCGGCTTCGATTTGTGCACGAAAAAGAACCGAACTAATAGCGGCCTGCTCTCTTTTCTCACGTGCCTTTTCTTCATGTACTTTTTCTTCCTCTTCGATTGCTTTGCATTTTTCTGCTATGGACTTTTCCCATTTTGCTGTTTTCCAAGATTTACGGAGTGCATCAGCGAATGTCGGGTACTTTGCACGGGCGTTCGTAAATAGGGCCCAAGCTTTTTTCATTATCTTGCTTAAATCGTAACGTGCCATATCTTTATATCGTTTTATGTTATTATTATGACGCAAATATATCGTATTAAAATATACTATCAAAATAAATAGCACGGAAATATCTTGTATAAGAGTATATTTAACCTTTATTTATACTTTTGTTCGATATAATGTAGTATGTTTGTACTATAATCTAAAACGATATAATATGGAACTAAGAATTAAAGATGTATTAAAGGAAAAAAAAGTGACCGTTGTATCACTTGCAGGAATGATAGGGATAACCCAGCCAAATATGAGTAATATTGTTAATGGTAAATCTACACCTTCTCTCGAAACATTGGAAAAGATTGCATCAGCTTTAGAGGTTGATATTACAAAACTGTTTGGACCTTCTTCTTCCGGTGGTATAATCGGAGTGATCCGCATAAGAGATACCAATTACAATATAAATAGTGTGCCGGATTTGTCCCGGCTGCTGGATAGAATAGAAAGCGGAGAAATTGTTTTATAATATCAAAGTAGAATAGTCATGAATGAAGATTTAAAACTGTTGTTAGATAAAGCCGATACACTCAAAGGAGAGTTATCCGCTTTACGTCCATTACCGGAAGATGCGCTGCAAAAGATACAGGATGCCTTGGATATAGAATACACCTACGAAAGTAACCGAATCGAAGGTAATACCCTTACATTGCAGGAAACCGCCTTAGTGGTAAATGAAGGCGTTACCATATCCGGCAAGTCTATGCGTGAACATTTGGAAGCTATCAATCATAGCGAAGCTATTGATTATATCAAAGATATAGCGAAGAAGGATATAGAGATAAGCGAACGCACTATCAAAGAAATACATGCTCTTATCTTGCATGGAATAGATCGTGAAAATGCCGGGCGGTATCGCACCGTTCCCGTTATGATTTCCGGTAGTACCCACATGCCGCCACAACCTTATCTAATACAGAAGCAAATGGAGGATTTTATGATAAAGTTCCGGCAGATGGAGGAAGAAAAAGTACATCCGGTACTTATAGCTGCATATCTCCATGATGAACTTGTACGCATTCATCCGTTTATCGATGGAAACGGGCGAACGTCACGTTTATTGATGAATCTTTATCTTTTACGGAATGGGTATACATTGGTTACTTTAAAAGGCAGCAATGAGGATAAAATAAGCTACTATAAAGCACTGGAAGAATCTCATACAGAGAATAAGCCGGAAGCCTTTCAAAAGCTTGTTGTTGAGGCCGAAATAGCCTCTTTACAAAGATATTTATCTATAATGCAATAGAGTATGAATACAAACGAAATAGATAAGTTGAGTCTTGCAAAAGCTCACGCCTTATTTGATACTGGAGAAATTGACCGTATCGAAGTAGGGACTGTAAAAGGGTTATGTGACATACATCGCTATTTGTTTGACGGGTTGTATAAGTTTGCCGGACAGGTGCGCACGTTGAATATAGCAAAGGGAAATTTTCGTTTTGCCAACTGTATGTATCTTGATGTGATGCTCCCAGTAATAGAGAAAATGCCGGAAACGACATTTGAGGAAATCATTGCTAAATATGTGGAGATGAATATCGCCCACCCGTTTATGGAAGGTAACGGTCGTACTATGCGCATTTGGCTTGATATGATTCTGAAAAAACGTCTTGGCATGGTGATTGATTGGCAGAATGTGGATAAGGTTCTCTATCTGCAAGCTATGGAAAGAAGCCCGATTAACGACTTGGAACTGCGAACTTTGTTACATCAGGGACTAACCAACCAAGTAGATGATAGAGAGGTGATATTTAAAGGCATTACACAATCTTACTATTACGAAGGTTATGAGCCTGAATAGGGACCTATAAGGATTTGATAAAAGAGAACGCCCGTACATGATTTGCTGACCTGTGCGGGCTTTTCTATATCTTATTTAAGGTGTTGTTAGGTTGCTGTTGAATAAAAAGCCCCGAACCGATATAACCGGAACGGGGTTTCATTGTCTTAATTAAACGGTCTCGCTTCACAGCGGTACACTATCTTTAGAAAGTAGCTGCGGAAAGTTCTTTAGATATACGTTCCACCGCTACCCGTATTTTATCGTATTGTTTTTGTCCTGCTGCTGTGACACCGGAAGTATATTGCCGCATCAATGAAGCGTTGATACCTGCCAACTCTGCCACCTTAGTAACATTCAAGAATGAGAAATAGTTGAAAAAGGATTGCATATCATATTTGTAGATAAATTCCAGTTCCGGCACTTCCTTGCTTTCTTCTGTCTGCATCTCCTTTATTTCCTCATACGCTTTCAACATATCCTCTTTGGCAGCTTCTGCCGTATCTCCATATCCAGCCAAACCAAAGCCGGGCAAATCTTCCTCAACAAAGCATGAGTAATACCCATCGCTTGCCTTTTCCATGATTACAGTTACTTTCATATCCATTGCTTTAAAATAGGAGTACGGCACTATTACCGTACCCCATTGCCTCAACAATGACAGCCTCTAACTATGAAGCGCAAAAGGTAGGGGGATTACTCCCCCAAAAGAACCTTTCTTGCTTTACGTTCCATTCCGGTAGGTACTTCTTGTTTGCCATGCCTTGACAGGGCAAATTTGTTTCCCGTTTTAGGACTATACCAAATATCATGATTAGCCCCATGCCTGAGAACGTAACAACCTGCTGCGGTAAGTTCCGCAAAAAACTGATTGTACTTCATGATGTAAAAGACCGTTTGTTTAAGACGGTACAAATATAGCGTTTTTGCTATAAATAACCAAGTAAAAACATAACTTTTTTGCTATATTTTTATTTAGATGCTTGAAATCACAATCTGTGATGCCAAGTTGAGACTGTATTTGAAAACTTCCTTTTGCATTTACTGAATAGGTTTTAGCTGTGTTTTCCGGTATCTGCCCACAATTTTGTGGAGGTATCCGCAATATCATCCACAGATTTATAGGGGTATGCCGAGAATCCGGCTGCCCTTTTTAGACCGGCGGAGACTTGCGCTGGTTACTTTTCATCAATGCAAATATGGTTTGAGCGCATATTTAAAACGTAACTCACAATTACCTTTAAAAGTTCGATTTCAGCACTTTTGTTGGATGAATACTTGTATTACTCAATAGACAAAAGCCCGTCAGAACGAAACATTTTATTTCAGCCAAGGATATCCACCGGACGGACGGGTAGTTTAAGTAGCTGGGGGAAATTTTTCCCTGACCTCACATGCTTTTTACGTCAATCAAATTTTCGATTGATGTACGCCGGTGCAAAATGTAGGGGTATTAGTTAAACTATGCCCCCATTTGGTTTTGGGGCGTCGACAAAATAACGCCCCCTTATCTAATTTATTGATTAGCTCGCTGGTTTTCTTGCTCCATAAAATTGTGGAGCATGATATTCACAAGCTGCAAGTAAATAGGCGGAATTCCGGGTATTTAAAATGTGTGATTAAACCATATTTAAAGGTGGAAATAATCACCTTTTATATTACTCTGATTATCAATTTATTGTCCAAAATGGCAAAAAGGTTTTCATACTTCATAAAATTATGGAGCAAGTTTTACGTAAAAATGCGGAAAACACTCCGGTAAGAACCGGATAGGATAGGTTATTTCCTTCAGTACTTTAACCAATTCATATACGGATCGGTTTTGAGGATTTTGCCTTAAAACTTGCTGCGCATCTTTGCTCATGGCTGATTATCAAGTTTTCAACAATTTTGGCGAAAACCCTAAAGGAGGTAACTGATAAATGAGTATAAACTAACTGGAACTTCTTTGCCCGAAATGGCAAAGGTAATAATGCCATTTTGGGCGGCCTTAAAACTCGCTGAACGGAATACTTTTCCGTCTTAGTCATTCCCCGAAAATGAGGAGCGAGAAGGCACATTTAACCAGCTCAATTTAGAGGGTGTTAATCATTAAACCCTGTTATTGCTATCATTAATTGAATTATTGACATCATAAACCATAGTTTCCTGAATTTAAATACGTAAAATCTACGGATTTAGATTTTCCTTAGGGTAACTTTAGGGTTGTTTTTCACATTTTACCCTTACTAAAACCTTACTATATTTTGAGTTTTATCCTTACCGTAATCTTACCGTTATTTGGTAATTCATCTTAGGGTAATCTTAGGGTGATTGTTCGTTTACCCTTGGCTAAACCTTGACTATATTCTCAATGAAAAAGCCTGTATAGGGCATAAAAAAAGGGGTTCCCAAAATAGAAACCCCGAACGACTGGCAACGGTTGCGTATAGCTTCACACGCTCTTTATTTAGAACCGTTCAAAATTAAACATTATATCCGACAGTGGCAAATGATTTATTTTAAAACATCTGTATTACAATTTTTATTGCCTTATTAATAGCTTTCGCTTCATATAGAAGGTGAGAATAATCACCTTTATAATTCGTAAAATATCTGCAAGGCTTGTTTTTTGTTTTGGCTTTTTGTACGTTTGTGCATTTGTGCATTGTATAATATACACCTTATTAAGGTATAATTGCCTTATTTCCTTTTACGATTGTTCATTGATTTTATATCCTCACACATACGTTTTACCATGAAGGCATATTCCTTTGCGCTAATTTCATTCTTCCGGATTTGCATTCCATAATGAGCCATCACAGCGACACGTTCACGGACAAAGTAGTTTTTATCCATTTTAGAGGCATTTTCCGGCTTCTCTCTAGCATTTATCCGCTCAAGCATATATTTACTCATAGAAAGGATAGAAGCAGCTTTTTTACGTATCTTATCATGCTCGGAAGAAGGGTAGGGAAAGCCCAATCGGGAAAGAGCTTCTGCTGCATATTCCCAATCATTATTAGCAATCATAACCTCCACAATCTTCATACACTCAATTTTTATGTGAAGGTTGATGATATTGTTTCTTTTTGACATCTCCGACAGGAAGGAAGCGCCTCCGATTATTTCCATGTATTCGGTGATGAGCTTTTCCGATTGTTCGGACAGTTCTTCATCGGAATGTCTGCCCTTAATTATTAGTTTGCTCTTATCTCCTGTGAATACATCAATGAATGTATCTAAGGGGATTTTATCTAAGTCAGTGTATAGCATAATATTAATATTTAATTATATTTTTCTTTCAATTCTTCTTAAATCACTTAGTCTCGAATCTTTTTTTAGATATCTAACTATTTTTTGGGCTTCTCCTGCTAAATCATCAAATTTCCGTTCCAATCTCGTATAATCGTTATTAACGTTAACAATCACCGGATCACCGTCATTACTTCTCCTTTGCCTATCCAGCATCAAAGCGTCTGAATGTAAAGCCATCGTTCGATAATCAACAATATTCGGAATAACCTTTGCCCTCTTTGGAATATCTACCAATGTGGGAACGGAGGGAGTTATATAAGCCCCGTTATCCGTTTCAATCACTTCCTGCCTTCCCCCATCACCGACAATAGCCAATCCACCGGGATGGTTATCCGTTCCTTTTGCATATTTAGGTATTGGTTGAGCAGCAATAATAGCTATTTGAGCGGCCCCCATCGCACCTATTACAGCGGCAAGAACAGCTCCGGCAATAGGTCCGGCCTGCGCAAAGGCTTGCATTATTGCCAGAGAGGTAGCAATAGTTGTTTGCACGATGGAGTTTGCTTTCTGCCACTTGGCCTGCTTCTGTTCCAGCTCGGCCTTTTGCTTTTCAAGTTCCTTATCTCTTTGGGCAGTCCTGTCTTCCGCTGCCCTTTTCCTTGCCTCCGCTTCCTCCGTAGAGATAGCCCCATCTTCTGCCAGCTTTTCTATACGTTCTATCTCTTCTTCCCCGGCTTCCTCGTTCTTTTCCTGCTCTTCCTCTATCTGCTCGATACGGGAATCAAATGCGGCTGTCATCAATGAAGTTATACCGTTAAACAAAGAGGCATAGGATTCTAAAATTACAGTTGCTTTTTCTGTAGGATTTAAATCTTTCCACCATTTAGAAAGAGAAAATTCATTATCTTCTACAAATTTGTCCGTCAGTTTACCAACAACATTATAAAATGAATCAAATAGGCTAGCGGTTTCCCCAAGGTATTCTTTGGCTGTATCTTTCATGCCAGAAATACCTTCCATAAAATCATTAGCCCATTCTTGCCGCAAGCCTTTTTCCTTTTCCTTTTCTGAAGCCTCTAGTTCACCTCTCAATTTGAGAATATCAGCTCTTAATTTTGATATTTTTCCTCTTAATTCATCTGCTTTTTCACTACTGGGATCTAGAGTTTCCAGTTCTGCCTGTAATTGAGTTTGAAGTAGTTCTAAATGTGCCGAAACGGAATCTCTTGTTATTTCGTATGTCTTTTGGCGGTATTCCTTTTCATTGATTTCGCCTTTCCTATATTGTAGCTCTACAGCACGAAGTTGTTCTTCTGCTGAATTTTGGACTGCATTAATTTCTTTTGATGTATTCTTCTCAATCAGACCGACTCTAGCCAGTATATTCTTTTCTACGATGTCATTTCTCTTCTTTTCGTATTTCTCCTTTATCAAGTTTACATCTTCCCCATTCTTACGAGCAGCATGTATTTCTGCGTCTCTCAATATCTCATTTATTTGTAACTGAATACTTAATCTTTGGTCTAACTCTTCTTTCGAATTAGTGGAAAGAGCTTCTAGCCGATTCTGCAAATCAATCTTCTCCTTATTCTGATTGTAAGTATATATCTTTTCGGAGAGCTCATCTTCCATGGCGACAGCCAGGTTCTCTCTAGTTTTAATTTCTTCCTGGGTATTGCCTTTGACAGCCGCAATACGTTTGGTGTAGTTCAGGCGGATTTTAGCAAGCTCTTTTCCTAATCCTTCATCCATTAAATCGAGTTCGGACTGTTGGTATTCTTGTTGGATGCGGAGACGCTCTTTGCGTTGCTTTTCGAGTTCTTTTATTTCTTTATCGGTTAAAGTTGCTCCGCCTCCACTTCCCTCTTTTGGCGGATTTATTATAAGTTTCATTTTCTCTATCATTTCATCAAGAGAATCATTATAAGCCTGAGTCTTTGTTATGTCAAATTTAATATTAGCAAATCCCTTAAATGCTTCATTTACATTTTTTATTTCATCTGTTTCATAGTTAAACATTTTTGAAAATGCATTTTTTAAATTCATTCCCAAGAATGTGGTATTTCCCCAGTTCTTGAGTGATTGAGTATATACACCTTTGGCATGTTCTAAGTTTCTTTCATCAGCGGCTGTAATCTCTTTTTGTTTACTTCTAACTTCTTCCAAAGACTTCAATGTCTCTTTTGCCGCTTGTACTTGAGCTTCTTTTATAGCCTTAGCATTAGCCACTTCCTCTTTTATTCCTTGATCTATATATTTTTGCCTGTATTCCTTTCTTAATTCTTCTATTCTTTTTTGAAACTCCAACTCTTGAATTTCCATTTGGGTTTGTACCTCTTTTTGAGCATCTAATTCAAATCTAGCTTCTAATGCTCCGGTTCGTTGCTCTGGTTCCTTTAATAACTCTGCGATTTGTCTTATTCTAGCTGCTACCCAATCTATAAAACTTTTGGCTGGTCCTGTTCCACCGCTAAACGATAACATAAGAGCCTCCCATGCAGATTCCAAATTAGCTACTGCTCCCTGAACATTTTCCCCCATAGTATTAGCCATGTCATTCAATTCACTAGTAACGCCTGTTATCTGTTCTCTCAATGGAACTATTTTATCGGCAGCAGTCAAAAAGGCGTTGAAAGCAGCAACACTACGTTTATCAGTCAGTTCTAAAGTGGTATTCAAGTCAACGCCTTGCTCTTTCAATTTTTTCAAACCAGCAACTAATTCCGGCAATGTATTTACCGGGCTTCCTAAAGCTTTTGCTAATTTACCACTTCCATCCGCTAGGTTCAACAAAATATTTCTAGTTGCAGTCGCAGACATAGAAGCATCAAATCCTGCATCTGCTAGCTTCCCCAACAAAGCCAAAGTATCTTCTATCTGAAAATTAAATGCTTTGGCAACCGGACCAACAATAGGCATGGCGGTTTGTAAATAAGAGAAGGACAATGCGCTTTTTGTTGTAGCAACTGCCATTGCCGATACATAACGTTCAGTTTCAGATGTTTCTGCACCAAACATTCTTAATGCCGCTCCCGCTAAAGCCGCAGCTTCCGGTAAATCGGATCCCGTTGCTTGAGCAAATTTTAATATTCCTTCTGTTGACTGGAGGATTTCCTTCCTTGAGAATCCGAGTTTGGCTAATTCTATTTGCAAATTAGTTGCTTCTGATGCAGTATATTTTGTAGCCGATCCTAATCTTTGAGCATCCAAGGTTAAATCTTTAATATTGTTTGATGTTGTACCAAGTATAGCAGCAAGTTTGCTATTAGCAGCTTCAAAATCAACAATGGATTGAACTCCTGATTTGAAAAGTCCTATCAATTTTTGGAATCCGGATATTACAGCTTGCGCTCCTATCATCCCTTTTATCATAGTGCCAACCCCTATTTTAACTTCGGCTAGCCCAACCCCCATACTAGATTTTAATAATCCTCCAGTACTTTTAGCTAGATCACCCATGTTTTTTAGAGAAACATTTCCTTTTAGGATTGAAGAAGCTGCAGATTCAATATCTTGCTTATAACGCCCGACATTCATCTTAGCTTGAACCAATTCATCAGAGTTTCTCTTTAAAAATGCAGTATTTCTATCTATTACTGAATTAAAACGATTAACCGTTGTTTCCCCTTCTTTAGTAGTTAAATCAAGATCTTTTCTAGCATTACGAAGAATCTTATTTTGTTCTTCCGCTTGCCTCATGGTTTTTATCTCTTGATTAAGAGCTTCATTTGCTTCTTCAATAGTATATTTGGTTTTCTTCCGTTCCTGATTAATCAGCTTTTGCTGTTTTAATCTTTCCGTTTCTGCTTTTTGAACCTTTAATTCTGCATCAGCATTTAGTTGATTAGCTTTAGCTTCTTGAAGTATAATGGAAACATTCTGTTTACCTTGCTCTCCCAATTTTTTAAGAACTGCTTCATGCTCCTCTTGTATTCTCTTTATCTTATCCTCCAGAGCATACACTTTCTCTATAGCGGCATAATAATCCTTGGCTTTGCTTATCAATTCGCTGTACGGACCCGGTTTTATCTTTAGTCCTTCCGCCATAGCATCCCCAGCCTTTTTATAAGCCGCAAAAGTGCTGTCAAGTTCGGATTTTAGTCTTTCTAATTGCTCAAGCGCCTTCTGATCGACTACATCAGTGATTTTTAATTCGTTCATATTAATTAAATTTAGTGCCCGGCTCCTTCACCGGGCAGGTTATAAAATGAGAAGTGGTTTGCTTTATTATAGCATTATTGCAAAAAGTTTTTGCCTTTGAAGATTTCTTTAGACACGTCTTTATTTATCTGCTTTAGCCCTTCTTTTTGGCATTCAATTAAAGTAGCTAAGGCTGACCTTATATCTTCTTTGAGCGTTTTCATCATTTCATCATAGAAAAACGTTTCGCCGGGGTGTTCCTTTTTCCATTTAGTAATATAATCCAGTCCTTCATCTGTTTTAAAGAAAGCTTCTAGCATCGCTATATCCAGTTTAAAACTTCTGATATACTCAAGGTGCAAATTATCGACATCGTTTAGATCCTCAATCATTAAGAGATTTATAATGGATTCTTTGATGTTTTTCTCCACTTTAAAGCTAACTTTGTAGCCTTCAAACAATGCTTCATAATATTCGTAGCATTCATCTTCTTTTATTTTATTCATAAATCCTATAGGTTTATTCCGGGCAGAGAATCAATAAAGCATCCCTGCCCGGTATTGGTTATACAATCTTTGCCAGTGCGGAAATGAGTTTTTCCAGTTCTTCGCCTTCAATGGAAAAGCCGGGTTCCTCTCCGCTATCTTCCCTTACTTGTCTGGCTTCATCACTTTCATCAATGGTGATAACAGCGAGGTTGGCCGGTGTTTCGTCCGGGTTTATTCCTCTGTATACCGTGATTTTATCCACGAAGGATTCGGCTTTAAGGTCTATCCCGGATTTTGGCAGTTCTTCACTACCTAACTTTAGCAACTGAATCCCCAGTTTACGGGCTTCTTCCGTATTTAGATGTACGGTATTTTCTTCCGTTACGGATCCCCCGTTTACTGTTTTAGTGATAAGGACCTCGTTGTTATCACCTCTTCTCACATAAAGATGTTTTTCACTGTCTTTTCTTACTCCGAAAAATGTTTCTTGTTTCATGATTTTAAAAATTAAATTGATTAATAATTTATTTAGTTGAGCAATGCTCTCTTAATTGCCTTTATTTAGTATCCTGTTTACGTCTAAGCGATTTTCTCGTTTCAGATGATAGATTATTCATTCAAGAAAAGAAAATGCCTAATTCGCAAACCCTTTTTTTTATTTATATTCCTGTTGCATGTACTTTTGTATTTTCCTCTGGGCGTTCTCGCCATCTCTGATACACCAAGCTGTATCACCAAATTGCGATGTGCTGGGATAGGATTCATAAACATTCCCGTTTTCGTCTTTCTCTAAATTCGACCGAAACACCTCAAAATATACAATCCCTTCCGGGGTAGTTCTTCGGTAACAGTACATTCGGTTGCTTTCATTTTTAGACACAAATTCGAACGTGTCACCGAACTTTTTAAATTTGTCCTTTAATGGTGGACGTTTTATATTCTTTAATCTTTCCATATTCAAATAATGTTTTTGTATTAGCGACTTTTTCCGCAAAGATGAACATCTTATCATCCCGCAAAAGAAAATGGCTTAAATCGCTTTATTTGGGCTGAATGAATTTTTTAATTGCTTCCATAACTTTTAAATGCCGCTCTCGCTCATTTTAAGGTGAACGAAAATGATAATCTATTCTTTTTGGTACTCTTGCTTATCTCACAGGTGAAAATGATTTTTGCTCGTCTTATTTTGGCTGAATATATTTTATCTGTCAAACTTCGGTAGTTCATTCTCTTCTTACTTCACATTCAAAACCTAGGTTTCTTAATTCATTCATCCGGTATTCTTGTAAAGGTCTGGGCTTTTCTTCCGGCCTTTTCACTTCGATAAACAACACCTTTCCGTTTTTTAGGCATAGTAGATCAGGAATACCCGGTTTATTCGTGAGAATCAATTTAACCACATAATAACCTTCTGCCTCTAACCGTTTGATGATCCGGCTTTGTATCTTGCTTTCCAGTTCTGCCATGTCATCTACTTTTGTTTTTGACGTTTGAAGTAATAAGAGGCGGTGAATGATTCTTTTCCGTGTACCGCTTCCAGTATCTTGCTTTCAATCCCGCAATCAGAGCAAAGAAAGTAAACATCTGCCGGGCTCGTGCGCTCTTTTGAAACTAGGCGGTTCTTGCCTTGCTCGTATGATAGATAACTAAATTCGAGGTTAAAGAAAATCAAAGCATTCGCTGTATCAAGTCTCACACCTTCACGTGCCCGGCGAACTTGCGATATGAAGACTTTATTTGATGAAGCTTGAAACTCTTCCGGGCTATCCGTCCAGTTCGGGAAGACAGACTGTAATAACTCCGCTTCGGATTGGTACACGTAAAACAATGCAATTTTCCGGTCTTTAAAATAGCCCTTCACAAAATCCGCCTTACTGCTGTCAAATATCAAATGCTCGCCATTCTCGGAAATTACACTCCCGGAAGATAGTTGATGTAATTTAGTCAAAAGCTTTGCCGGTGAATCTCCTAGAACAGTATAGCCGTTGATGTCTACAACCAAATCGTTTTGTAATCTTCTGATATATTCTCCGGTCCTGTTTTCCATCTGTACCTGCAATATGTGCTCGTTGATATTCACCTCAAATCCCGCCTGTTCTTGGGAGTAAGAGATAAACAGGTTTCTAGTATCATTGTCTATCTTTGGTTTGTTTGCACATGAGTAGTCGTTTATGAGATACCCGTTTACTTTCTTCTGCCGTGTGTATACGTACTCTTTCGCCCATTTATAGAAACTTTTATAGTTTTTCCACGGTGATTTGCTGCATACCCAGAATTGGTGATACAGTTGTGAATAGCTTTCGGGTGAAGGTGTACCGGACAAATAAAGCACGGGCAAACCTTCGCAAATGGTTCTTATCTCCTGTGTACGCTTGCTTGGCTTGGGATATGCTCCAAGTGAATGAGCTTCATCAATTATCACAAGGTCGTACTTTCCTGTTACCTTGTGGCTGCTTTCAAAATTGACAACTTCCAGTTTAAAAGACGGCTGTAGTGCGATATAGTCGCTTTTTACGCTGGGGATGGCTTTTAGTTTGGTGATGAATAAAACACTTTTTGCATTGAATTTATCAGCGGCATATAAAGCCGTGAGCGTTTTCCCCGTCCGACATTCCATTGACAGGTAGCAGCATCCGAAAGCCATTAGCTTGTTGCCTGCCTGGATAGCTATGTTATTTTGATATTCTCTTAGTTTCATAGATTTTTCTTTGTTTTATTGAACATGAATGAAGGAATATATTTCCCTATGTTTTCATTGATGATTTGTTGTCTTTTCCTGTACTTCTGTATTTTTTTACCGTAGAGTGTTATTTTCCCTCGGTATAGTGGTTTCCCGTACTTTTTGCGTGGATCATCCAACTTGCCTAACTTGCGGAAGAATATATTTTGCTTATTTTCCATTTGGACGCTATAGACATGATTAAATGCGTACCGGCTTGCTATAATATTCCCGTCTAAAAATAGTTTTCGACATTTGCGCCTTGTGCATGGACAAACAAAATACCATACATAGCCTTGTCCTAAATTACTGGGCTCTTTTCTTAACTCTATCTTTTCCTGCTTTCTCTTCCCGTTATACACCCATATAAAGGCGCATATCTGTTCCTCTAGCGAGAAAACGATAGTGTATTGCACCCCGTTAGCGGTAAAACTTGCCGATCCTTCAGAAAGCCTGAACAGCTCTTTTAGGTCTGATAGTGCAATGTGCGGATTATGATCTATTATTGTTTTCATCTTTCTCAATCTACTAAATACTTAGACAATAAAATCAATGTTCATTAGAAAGGATTGTTTTCTGTATAACCTTTCGTATCGTAGTCGAATATCTTTGTAAGGGAACCGTCATGTTTGAATTTGACAGTTCCGACAGAACCGTTTCGATGTTTAGCTATAATCAATTCACCATAGTTGTAAATCTCATGCCCGGATGAATCCTTGACACTGATTCCATAATATTCCGGACGATGAACGAATATAACCATGTCCGCATCCTGTTCAATGGCTCCCGATTCCCGAAGGTCTGCAAGAATAGGTTTTTTATCCTGTCGCTTGTCTACTTCCCGGTTGAGTTGTGACAGAAGGATAACAGGCACATTCAATTCTTTAGCGATAATCTTTGCTTCCCGGGACATCCGGGCTATTTCCTGTTCTCTGTTTCTTGTCCCATTTGAGCTTTCGGTTATCAGCTGTAGATAGTCTATTATCACCATCCCACAGTTATTTTGCTGATGATATGAACGACACATCGCACGGATGTAACTCATACCTATAGCTGCATTATCGTTTATTGTTATCGGCAAACTGTATAAAGTTCCCCCTATCGCCTTATCTATTTGCTGTAGCTCATCTTGGCTTATATTGCCAGACCTTAATTTGCTGGGGTGTACATTGGATTCTGAAGCAATGAAACGTTCATACAGGCTGACAGAATCCATTTCTAAAGAGAAAATGACTACCGGAATACCTTGTCTAGCTGCTGACTTTCCAAAATGTAGAGATACAGCAGTTTTTCCCATGGCTGGACGTGCTGCCAATACTATCAACTCGCCACCGTGCCAACCGGAATTCATATCGTTAAGGTCTTGTAGCCCGGTTGTTATTCCTGTCTGTTTCCCACTACTATACAATCCCATCTTCCTCTCTATGTTTTTTAATGCGGATTGTGCAATGTCTTTAAATGACTGGGATTCACTTTGCCCGATTAAATCCTGCTGCATTTGCTCCAGTGCTTTCCCCGCATTGAAAAGGACATCTCCGATATCTTCCGTATCGTCATAGGCTTGTTGTTGGAGTATATGGGATAATTCAATGGTCTTCCGTTGCAGGTATTTCTGCTTTACCATCAGGGCATGTTCTACAACATGAAATGAATCATACCCATAATTGGAAGTTTCTGCGATGAAATGGAGTGGCACTTCGTCAATCTTACCCATTGAACGGATTTCATTTGATACCGATACTATGTCACACGGTTTATTGTTTGCATAAAGCGACTGGATAGCATCATACAATACAGCGTACCGGTTATCATAAAACATATCTTTATTCAGTTCGGGAGATATGGCATCGAATACTTTGTCACCGCCAAAGCTAAGAAGTGAACCGATAACGGCTTGTTCTGCTTCAGGTGCGTTCGGCATTCCCTTAATTGGGGACAGTGTATACTTGTTTGTTTTCATCCTGTACCTCCTTTCTTCCGTGATTCTGCCACCAATAAGTAAACCTTCTCTTTGCATCCGATATATTCGATATACTCCGTTCCTCTCCGATTGAAACGATATAAGCTATAAACTTATCTAACTGGCCGGGAAGCATAGAAATGAAAGACACGCCTAAAGTAGATTGCATACAAACGGATTCTTTCCAGATTTCATCTGATAGTAGTTGCTCTTTGATTGATTGGGGATTGAAAACTTTATTAGCTCCCTCTCTCTCACTCACCCTCTCTCTCTTACTCTCTACCAAATGAGAGAGAGTATCATTTACATTAACATCTACATCATCATCTACATCTACATTACGGGTTTGATTGGGGTTATCTTGGGGTTTTGTTGGGGTTTGATTGGGGTTATCTTTTTTAGGTCTTCCGCCTTTCTTGCCAAATACAGCCCCCTTCTTGCCGTTTTCATATTTACGTTTATTTGAGTCAATATTGGGACGTATAAGTTTGAAAATGGCAAGTTGCATGCCCGTAAGTTTTGGCTCTATATCATTCAGCGAATAGTCACAAATCGCATCATAAATACAGGCTCGTTCTTCTATGGGTACATCTTGTAATGCCTCAAAAAAACTGCGATAGAAAACAAAACTATCTCTCATTATAACCCCCTTCCCAATCAATAGACATTTGCCGTTTGTCCGGCTCTAACCAGTATAGTTTTCTTTTATCGTCCAAACGAACGTCTTTAATGTTCCATCCTTCTTTTCTAAGGTCGGATATGACTTTCCGGCTATCGTTTCCGCCAGTAAGGGCGTTTAAATCTTTACTAGTGTACTTGCCACCATCTAAGAATAGTTTGCGAATCTGTTGTTTGATTCGAGATGATTTGCTATCTTTGCTCCTGTTGTTGAGGAGATTGGCGGTCGTGGAGGCTGCCTTTTTCTTTTCTTCCATAGTCACGCCCTCCGATATTTGAATACGACCTGCTTTTTTACTGCCTCGTCAATAGCATCCGCTTCATACAGAATTCTACTACCTACACGTTTGGCGACAAGAAGTCCGTCTTTTGTTATTCTCGCCAATGTTGGTAAGGTGACATGAAGAATTTTAGCTGTTTCCTTTCGGGTGTAGAACTTCGGCTCTTTCTTGGCAGTTATAGACAAGACCCTTTCAGATACTCTGTCTACGATCACATCTACGAATGGAGCAAAGAAGCTCATGATAATAGCTTGTTGGGTTGAATTTAATTCTTTCATAACTTTGTTTTTTATCTGTTATGAAGGTAGGCTGTGCACGTCCTTATCTTCAAATGCGAAGTTATATTGTGGCGACTGTGGCGCAACTGTGGTGCAACAAGGGAATTTTTAATTTTTGAATAAAAAAATAACACACTAATACGATTGTGTATCAATGTGTTATATAAATGAATGTAAAAAAGACTATGGCGAAACTGTGGTGCGACTGTGGTGTAACTATTATTTTTTCTTCATAATTTCCCTTATTTTCTCTTTATTCAATTTGTTTTTGATATATTCGGCGGCATTAGCACCACTACATTTTTGTTGAGTTGTATTTATGCTTTTTACTGCATTTTCATACCAAGTATCATTCATGCTAACAGATAAGCAACTAATCATCCATTTTATTTTTGCTTTGTTTTTGTTCATTATACCATAGATAGATGAGAAATCTGCGTTTTCTACTAATGTGCTAAACTGTGCTCTTGATAGAATAAAGGCATCATTATTTAAAATTTCATAAACGTATGATATAACAGATTCATTGATTTCATAAGATGTATTAGGCTGTTTTTCTATTCTCTGTTTAATGGTAGTTCCTGTTGTATATTTTTCAGTGGCAAAATAAGATTCAAATACACTAGGAGTTTGCAATATTATTTCCCAAGCTTTATATCTTTCTCCTTCATAAAATCCGGTTTCATACAACTTATTATCTGGATAGTATGTGCCATTTGGGGTACATACTCTAGGTAGGCTACTAAACCCTTTACAAGCTTTATTGATTATATATTCTTTCAAGGTTTCCGTATCATTGATAAATGGTTTAAAATCTTCATTATAGCCATTAAGGAAGCCTCGTGCATATTCTGTCAAATCAGGGATGACATTTATAACAAGACTGTCTTTATAATTTTCCTCCGTAATTCCATATCTTCCGATGTTCACTCTCATAATCTCCCATATAGCCACTTCTTGCAATGGGATTTCCCCGTAATTATCCACATTTAAATAGATATATTGGCAACAACTAAAATATTCTTGTTGAAGTGATGGGGGGATTGACAGTATATGAATAAATCTCGGGTGCTTTTTGTATTGTTCCATAATCTATTATTGGGCTATTCTCAATTTCGTGAAATAATTCTCTTTGGCTGCTATCATACTCTTTTCTGATTCATCTAGTTTGAGATATGTCTTTAGTTGTTGCTCGCTGCTGTGTCCGGTGATAGCCATAATAGAACTTAATGAAGCCCCGGCTTTATACATATTGGTTGCTAAGCTTCTTCGGCAGGTATGAGTTTTAAGAAGGTCACAGAAACGTTTTTTTGCTGTATACTCCATTGCTCCCCGTTGTTCGTCCAACTCTACTATTTCCGTCCATCCTAAAGCCTCGCCAATCTCTTTGATATGGTCGTTTATCTTTTGGTCGTAGACTTTGGGTAGTGTACCGTTATATTTGTCAAGGATAGCTGCAACACGATAATCAAGAGGAATATAAACTATATTCCCGGTCTTTTCCTGTTTAAGTTTGATATACTTGTTGCCATCGGTAAGGGTAACTATCATTTTCGCATTGATGCGCTTATAATCACTTACTCGTTGCCCGGTCAGACAGCCGACTACAAACACATCTTTTATCTTTTCCCATGCCGGACGATTGGATAAATCGTACTCATAAAGTTCCTGTATTCGTTCTTCAGTCAAATAGACATTATCAACATCTTTATAGATCACATCAAAACCAAACCGGACGTTTGTCGCATCCATTAGTTTAAGCTGTTCGGCTGCATAACAGATTGTTTTGCATATCTTCACCATCCGGGCAATAGTGTTAGGGGAATATTCCTTATCTGTGAGGAATGATCGGAAGTCATTATAAAACTCTATTGTCAAGTCTTCAAAGTCAATAACCTTTAGCCTTGTTTCCTGATACGCTTTAAACTGGGATTGAAAGCCTTTGTAGCTCTTGATTGTTCCAAGAGATATATTTGTGGTTCCTCCTTTCTTTTTCCGTTTTCCGGTTTCGCATTCGTGAATGAATTGTGCTATGAAGTCGTTGAAGTTGGTAGCTTGTTCTTCTTCCAGAGCTTTAGCTTCGGCTTCTGCCCGTTCTTTTTCGGCTGCTATTTGTTCGGCATATACTATCTCATAGATACGTTTATTTACAAGCTCATTAGTAACGTTTGTATCCGAATCAAGGATATTATTTAGAGTTTTCTCTATCAAGTCCAGTTTATTAAAAAAATCTTTATTGTTTTTATCATTCCTGTAGTTTTTCCTTTTTATAGCTGATTCTTGGGACTTTTCCCACGCTAATACGTCAACTTCTAGCAAGGTTGAGGCTTTGATGTCTATATCCTTAGCTTTGCTTCTGATACGGGCAAATAGAGTGGCTATCTTTGCCTTCTTGTTTCGGATAAAAAAAGATACTGCCATAGCTTTATATTTTAGTTCGAATTCTTACTATGATAAGGTGGGAACAAATATACAATAAATGTTTTATATGTTCCCACTTTGTTCCCACCTTTTCTTTATCTTATTTTATTCTATTTTCTTTGTGTGATAAATAATTTGCTGTTTATCAATGTTTTATGAAAATAATGTTTTATTGAATAAATAAGGGAAATGAAGAAAAAGAGGTTCGCCAGGAACCTCCAAAATTGGGAAGGATTAGAAGGTAATTTCTAGTCCTTCTTTGTTTTTTTAAGTATTCAAGGTCTTTTGCATCCAAAAATTAGTCAGACTTAATTTATTAGCCTGTCGTTTCTGCTCCTTTTCCACAGTATACCCTTGTCTTTCGAAGAATGGGCGGGCAGTTAAACTCACTTCTGATGTAATTCGTTCCATTCCCTGTTCAATAGCATATCGTTCTATTTCTTTCAAAAGTATAGTCGCAATGCCTTTACCTTGAAAGTCTTTGTGAACGAACATTGAATGTAGATATCCTTGTGAAGTGATAGAAGAGAAACCTACGATTTGTAATTGCTGGTCGACGGCAACAATAAAGTAATGGGTTTCTATCATTTTCTTTATTTTAGAAAGATCATTTCCGCATGAAGCCCAGTCTTCAACTTCTTCCTGTGAATAATCACGTCTGTTTATTATAAGTACGGTATTTTTGTACAAATCTCTTAGCTCAACACTGTCGGATTGTCGGGCTGTTCTGATCGTAAAGTTCGTTTGCATATTGCATCTTAAGTTCATTTTTCCTATATTAGTCGTCGCAAATATAGGAAAATAAACAATACTGTCTATCATGCCATCAAGAAGAAAATAAAGTCAATCTTTCCATTTTATCTTTGCACTTAAAGAAATATCAGTCTATCTTTGTAGTTGTAAATAAACGATTAAAACAGAATAGTTAAAAACCTCATGAATCGCATAAAAGGTATACTCTATGCGGCAGTATCTTCTTCCACTTTTGGGCTAGCTCCGTTCTTTTCCGTCACTTTGTTAATGATTGGATTTTCAGCTTTTGAAGTACTTTCCTATCGTTGGGGGGTAGCGTCAATTGTGCTGACTGTGTTAGGCTTATTTTCCGGGTGTAACTTCCGCTTATCCGTAAAAGACTTCAAAGTTGTCTTTGGCTTAAGCCTATTGCGGGCGATCACTTCATTCAGTCTGATTATTGCCTATCAGAATATAGCCAGTGGTGTGGCTTCCACCATTCATTTTATGTATCCGTTGGTGGTTGCTCTTGCAATGATGTTTTTCTTTCGGGAGAAGAAGTCGCTTTGGGTGCTATTTGCTGTTTTGATATCTTTGTTAGGTGCGGCTCTGCTTTCGTTAGGAGAGTTGGCCGCAAATAATGGTAATGCGATGGTTGGCTTAGTGGCAGCTTGTGTTTCTGTATTCTCATATGCGGGGTATATAATCGGAGTGCGGACCACACGAGCTGTGAGAATTAATTCTACTGTATTGACTTGCTATGTCATGGGGCTGGGAACTCTTTTTTATCTGATAGGTGCTTTTACCACTTCCGGTTTTCGTTTGGTAACAGACGGATATATATGGCTGATTATTCTAGGACTTGCATTACCGGCTACGGCTATTTCCAATATCACTTTAGTACAGGCAATAAAGTATGCAGGGCCTACTTTGACATCTATTTTGGGTGCTATGGAACCGTTGACAGCCGTCGTGATCGGTGTTTTTGTATTTGAGGAGTTTTTCACTGTCAACAGTGCTATTGGGGGGTCAATGTAA